CGTCGACCATGACGTGGTCTTCGAACTCTGCATCCCACACGGCACGCAGGAACACTCCGGTCAGTGCGGCGGCCACCTCGGCGGCCTCCAAGAACGTGGAGTGCATGGACGGCGTGTTCACGATCTGATCGGCCCGGTCCTTCACCACCTGCGGTACACCGTCCGGGAAGAGGATCCGGGGCGCCTCCGAGAAGAGAAGGTCCGCGCTGGTGGTGGCGAGGTCGGATGCGACCGGCACGTGCAACCGTGTGCGGTGCTCACCCTGCGGTGTCGGCTTCCCCCAGAAGAAGCGGGCAGCCATACCCTGCAGGCCACCCGCCATCTGCGACGGTCGGTTGATCACACGGGACTGGTTCCGGTATTCCTCGGCCAGGACGTCGACGTTCCCGGCGTACCAGGCGTCATTTACGCGGACCGCCGAGTACAGGTCGGAGAAGCGCTCTGGGGGCCACACGATGGAGGTTTCAGGCAGCGGCACGGTTCCTCCTCACGCGGGTAGACCAGTAGGTTTCAGTGGTGACCAGGCAATACCTGGCCGCGTCGCACGAGTGGTCGGCGACTTTCACGGGCTTGTCCTCGCCCTTCTCTGCTGCCTTGTCGTCCCAGCAGTAGCCGGGGATCTCGTTGATCAGGCCCTTGCACTTGGATGAGATTTTGAGGACGCCTTGGCCGAGTAGCGACGCCATGGTCCGCAGGCCGTATAGGACGTCGTTGTCAGCGGCAGTGGTCGGCACTCCCCGCGCTTGCAGTTCGGTGCGGAACGATGCTGCGGACGGGTCCACGAGGATCAGCCGGGGCCGCTGCCATTCCTGCCGGCAGGCGTCCATCCACGCTTCGAGGTGGTCGGCGAGGCTTGAGTCAGTGAGTGGCCGGTGCGTGTCCCTGCCGGAGTACACCCACTCGTCGAGGAAGTAGAGGATCCCGTCGACGCCGAGGCCGAGTAGGAGTGCGGCGGTGGCGTTCTGGGTTCCGTAGTCCAGTCCGACTGCGAGGACGTCTTGCATGGGTGGCAGTTCGTCCGGGTTGATCACGTGCCGTTCTGGATCCCACATGGGGTAGATGGCGCCCTCGGCGGCCACCCATTCGCCCTGGATGAAGCGGCGGAACCACATGCCGGTGAACTCGGTCTTGATGGAGTTCTTGTACGCTTCGGTGAGGGATGGGTTGTCGTCGATGGTGAAGTGCCAGTGTCGCCAGTCGGACAGGTCGTCGAGGCGGTCGAGGAACTTCGCCTTGAGCCAGTGGGCTGGACTATCAGGGTTGGTGGATCCGAAGAGTTTCGCGCCGGCAACGGACATGCGGCCCAGGAGCTGCGTGAAGAACTCTTCTGGGATGACGGTGACCTCGTCGACGAAGGCGCCGGCGACGGTCATGCCTCGGATGACCTTCTCCGCTTTGGCGTCACTGGCGCCAAGGATGTGGACGCGGCGGCCGAGGATGGTGACGGTGGGTGCGCCATGGTTGCCGATGATCTGCTCTGCGAGGTCTCCGAATAGGTCGGGGTTCTGCAGGGGGTTGATGCAGTTGCGCCACACGCTGTCGCGGGTGCGGCCGATCATGACGAGTTCGCCGCCCCTGGGTGCGCGTGCGACGTAGAACAGCCAGCGGGTGAGCGTGATGACGGTCTTGCCGGAACGGATCGCGCCGTCTGTCATGTTGACGCGGGCGGTGGAGTTGCGGAGGAAGTCGAGCTGCTTTGGGGAGACGGCTGTGACGGCGTCAGCGAGAGCGGTCACGGCCACCTCCTCTATTCGTTGGGGACGCCGATCTGTTCTGCGATCCGGTCGAGCATGGATCGTGCGGCGGATGCGCCGTGGTCATCGTTCAGTTTGGCGAGCGCGATGGCTTTGTCGACGGCGGTGCCGAACATGCGGTTGAGGTCGTCGGCGGCGATCAGGTCGGCTTGTTCGTTGATGCGTCGGTGCATCTCGGCGAGGAGTTTCTCGGCGAGGGACAGGGAGTCCGTTTCGATGAGGGAACGCGAGTTCGCGAGGTTGACGCGTCGGGCCTCATTGGCGTTGGCCATGACGTCGATGGCGTTGGACTGAACCCCCGACTTCCCGGCCCACTTGCGGATGGTCGATGCGGGGATCCCGGTCTGCTTGGCGGCCTTCGCTCCGCCGTGCTCTTCGTAGGCCTTGAGTGCGGCCTGTTTCTCCTCCTCGGAGTATTTCGTGGGTGGCATTGCGCCTCCTGGGCGTGCCGGTTGGTCACACCGCCTGGGCGTGAGTGGTCGGTAGGCTATTCCGCATGAGTGCTATCGCGATGGTGAAAGTGAAAGACGGGCCCCTTGCCGGGCAGGAGTGGCCGGTGAAGTTTGGCGACGACGGGGAACTTGAGCAGAAGCGATACCCCACAAACGACGGCATCGTATACGTCGCGAAGTATAAGTCCAGGGTGCCCTCTGCCAATGGCGTTCGGTATGAAGGGTTGTATCTGGCTGTCGAGAACTAACTATCTGTGAAGCGTGGCCACCCGTGGATTCGAACCACGATCTTCCGGTGCGCGCTCCGGGGTCCTGCCGATTGGAGAGGCGGCTTGGTGGCCCCGGTGCGGGCCGGGAGTTGTGTCAGCGGTCCGCGCCGGGGCTGGTGACGTTCTCGCCCGGGTGTTCATGTAGAGGTTGAGCCGGGGTCCGTCACGTTGATGTGCCGTGCCGGGCGTTTCTCAGTCGTGGAAGGTGGCGACTGTCGTCAGGTGGCACGGCGGGTATGGGTGTGGCCGGGGAGCGCCACCCGAAGGAACCAACCACCAGCGCGCTCAACCCGGCCACTTGCACAGAAGGCAGTCAGTCCTCTGGGGACACG